GACGCATTTACAGTGCCAAATGGCACAAACCTTACGTTTACAGAAGCCCCATCAACTGGCACAGGTAATATCTTTGTTATTTATCTTGGTGCAACAGATACAAGTATTACGATACCCACACAGAACAAAGGCAACTTCAAGAATGGTGGTATGTTTAGAGTTAACTCACAAACTGTAGATGTGAATACAACCATAGAAGCTACAGAGAATGCCACAGCCACAGGACCTTTGACAGTATCTTCTGGCATAACCATCACGGTAAACTCAGGGGGCAATCTAGCAATCATATGAGCAACCTTTTAGTACAAAATATAAAGCATACGAATGGCACATCAGCACAGACTGTAGATAGTAGTGGGCGTGTTCATCATCCTAATACTGTTGTTTGTGATTTATGGAGATTAGGGGCTGATTTTTCTAGCTCTGGGGCAACAATTACAGGATGGCAAAGACCAACAGAAAGTGATTTTGCTTACATTGCTCCGTCTGGTACAGGAATGACACAAAGTTCTGGGATATTTACTTTTCCCTTTACAGGTGTTTATCTTATAACAGCCCATGCTCAAGTTTTTTTAAATACTGCTGACCAACACGCAGGAATGAATTTACAAATTAGTATAGATTCTGGTTCTAACTTTAATATTCCTGCCAGAACGTCATCAGCGGCAGAAGCAGCATCTAACTCTATGAATGGTTCAGGTCTTCAATACCTGTGTAATGTTACAAACGTATCACAAACACAAGTAAAATTTGTTACTGTAAGTTTTAGTTCAGGAGCATATATACTAGGAACTAGCACTTCAAACTACACATCAGTATATTTTGAAAGAAAAGGTCCATCACAATGAGTACATTAAGAGTAGACAACTTACGAGGACAGACAGAAGATGGCACTTATAGGTATCTTGTCCAAATGAAACATTTTCAATTAACAACCACGCAAACAGAAGCTTATTCGAGTGCAAATGCTGACCAAGCAATAAGTAATTTCACAGTAAACATAACTCCAACAAGGGCAAACTCAATCATTAAACTTGAAGCACAACTGGCATACGAAAGTGCAAATGAATCATGGGAAACTATGTTCTTCTTTTTTAGAGATAGCACAAAATTAGCTCACACAGAAAGTGCAGGGAGTAGAAGAGTTGGTATTGCACCACCTGCGATAAACTATCATGCCGTTGACAATTCATCTACTATGGAAATAGCTCATTTGGGGTACTTCGATTCTCCAAATACTACTTCCTCAATAGCATATAAATTAGGTGTTAATGCTCTACAAACTAATAATTTCTTTATTAATAGAACAGTAACTGACACAGATAGTAATGGTTATGAAAGAGGTGTTTCTTGGATTTCAGCTATGGAGATTGCCCAATGAGTACACTATCAGTAGACACAATACAGGGTAAGACAACAGCAGGAACTGTGGCTATGCCAGCAGGTCATATTGTCCAAGCTGTTTCATTTGACAGAGCAGGTAGTTTATCTCCAAATGATACTGCAAGTATGTTTGCCACATTAAGTAGCTCTACTTTTGTTGATATTATGTCAAAAGCAATTACTACTAAATTAACAAATAGTAAAATTTTTGTATCAATCAATGTTATTTCATATAATGGTTCAGGTACTCTGAGAGTAAAAACAAAAGTTTTAAGAGACAGCACTCAAATTGATGGTGACCAATACGGAATTTACGCTAATCAGGGTGTTATGCACCCTTATGTATTTTCTGCGATAGATAGCCCAAGTGCATCAGCAGGAACAACAATAACCTATAAATTGCAATGTGCAAGAACAAGTGGTGCAAGCACCTCTCATGGTATAGGTTATGCTGATAGTAGTGGAGCATCAACGGCAAATATAACACTAATGGAAATAGCACCATAGGAGAAAACAAATGACAACAATAGCACAAGCCTTAACGAGTTTAGGAATTACAGAGTGGGTTTATAGAGGTGAAGATGCAACCTCAGAGGAAGAATTTAATAAGAGGTTTCGCAAGGTTACTGGATCAGATAAGAATGGTTCAGCCATTGAGAGTGCAGACCCAAAGGACTGGGGTGTAAATTATGCACAGGTAGCAGGGGAAAAGACACTACTGCAAAGCCGTGAGCCAATGCGATTGCTTCGTGTAGAACGAGACAGATTACTGGCAGAAACAGATTGGACTGCGTTAGGCGATGTAACCATGTCAAGTTCTATGAAAACCTATAGACAACAGCTTAGAGACTTACCTGCGAGTTCTGATCCAAAGTTAGCAAGTGATGGTAGTTTAGACATGAGTAGTGTAAAGTTTCCAACTAAACCAAGCTAGGAGTAATTATGGCTTTAACTAAAGTTAGAGGTGAAGGTGTTGACGGTGGTGCAATATCCACTAAAACAGCAGGTACTAACAATCTAATACTAGGTTCTACAGCAGGAGACTCTATTGCTAGTGGGGGCAATGAAAATACTTTAATAGGCAACAAAGCAGGCACATCCTTAACTACAGGTGATGAAAACACTGCTGTAGGCTTTGAATCATTGGCAACCGAAGATGCTCATGGTGAAAATACTGCTATTGGCTATAGGGCATTAAAAGCACTTAATGTAGGAGCAAATGGCTACAATGTTGCAGTGGGAGCAAGATGTGGAATAGTAATGACCACAGGCACTAAAAATACAGGTGTCGGTGCATACTCACTGAATACACTAAGTACAGGTGCTAGTAATACTGCTGTAGGACAAGGTGCTTTAAATGCAGATACTAAAGGAAATAAAAGTGTTGCAATAGGAGTAGACTCACTTACAAATCAAAATTTTACATCTTCCACAGATAGTCACAATACTGCTATAGGTCATCAAGCAGGAACTGCTGTTACGACAGGTAGGTTTAATAACTTCATGGGTTCAGGAGCAGCTGATACACTAACCACAGGAAATAGTAATGTAGCGATTGGATATGAAGCATTAACTTCAGATACAAAAGGGGATAACTCTGTTGCTGTAGGTGACCAAGCTTTAAAGAATCAAAATTTCACTTCATCCACAGATACTTACAATACTGCTGTTGGTGTATTAGCAGGAAAAGGTTGTACGACTGGAGAAAAAAACACATTTATAGGTGCTTTAGCAGGTGGTGATTCAACTCAGACTGGTGACAGCAATGTTGCCGTAGGCTATGCAGCAGGCTTTAATCTTACTTCTGGTGGAAATAATATTCTGATTGGAAAACAAGCAGGTAGAGCAGGCTCACCTAGTGGAAATATAGACACTGAGAGTAACACTGTTTGTTTAGGAGATGACAATATAACTGACCTATTCTGTGCTGATTCATCTATTTCAACTTCAGACTCTAGGGATAAAGCTGATGTTACAGACTTTAATATTGGCTTAAACTGGCTTAAGGATTTACGTCCTGTAACTTACAAATGGGATAAGCGTTCATGGTACGGAACAGAAGAAAAGCCTTTAGGTACACCTGATGGAAGCAAAAAAGGTGCAAAAGTAAACATAGGATTTGTTGCACAAGAAGTGCTTGAAGTAGAAAAAGCAAATGGCTTTGGAGATAGCGCAGATACTATGTTGACCTGTAACATTACAGAGGATGGTCAGCGATATGGAATGAAGTATGAAAGACTTATACCTATTCTTGTAAATGCAATCAAAGAGTTATCAACGAAGAACGATGCACTAGAAGCTCGTATTAAGAAGTTGGAGGACGGTTAATGCCCTACATAGGAAAAGCACCAAACCAAGGCGTTAGAACACGGTTTATCTACCAAGCCACAGCAGGGCAGACATCTTTTAGTGGTTCAGATGCCAATGCAAACGTCCTCACATATACAGACTCCGTTTACTGTGACGTTTTTCAGAACGGGATTTTATTAAAAAGTGCTGAAGACTATACAGCTACGTCTGGTACAACCGTGGTTCTAACCACTGGTGCGTCTCTCAATGATGTGATCGAGATTATAGTGTATGACGCTTTTTCTATAGCCAACAGCTACACCAAGTCAGAATCAGATACACGCTATCCTTTTCTTGGAAACGACAGTATAATACGAACCAACGGCAACAGTATCACAGCAGATATAACAATACCTAGTGGTACAAACGGATTGTCAGCAGGACCTATAACAGTTACAAACGCTACAATCACAGTTAACGGAGTGTATACAATAGTATGACCAGTAGATTATTAGTAGATAAGATTGAGGGGAAGACTTCGGCAAGCACTGTGCAGATGCCTAGTGGTTCTCTTATACAATACAAATTTCAAGAAAGTTCAACAACAGTAGAAAATAGTGCAAACAGTTATGTTGCAACAGGTGTGTCTATTGCATTTACACCAAAATTTAGCACAAGCATTATACAAGTACATTGGGATGGTCATTTATTTAAAGATGCAAGTGCTGGAGGAGGTCTTGGGTATCAATTATACAAAGACAGTACAGCCTTACATGATGTTGGTGGTGATGCAGGTCCTCAACCTTATGAGCATTATAAAGATGAAACAAGAATTATTTCAAGGTTTTCAAGAACACATTCTGAAGTAGCTGGAAATACAAATTCACGAACATATACCTGTAAATTTAGAGGGTACAATAGTATGCGAGTAACCGTAAACGTTTCTGGTGCAGGTGGACACACAGAAGAAATAATGACAGTTATGGAGATAGCACAGTAATGGCAAGTGAACTTCATGTAGATGCAATAAAACATTCTGGTGGCACAAGTGCCTTGACGATAGATAGTAGTGGTCATGTCAGCCATCCAGTCAGACCCTATTTTAGTGTTCGGCAAAATGATGGTCAGTCGCTTGCGTCTGGTACTCAAACAACTATGCTACATGCGACATCAATAAGCCAAAGAGGAAACGACTATGATAGTAGCACTGGATTTTTTACTGCTCCTGTAACTGGGTTGTATAATTTTAATGCAGATGTTCAGATTTCTTCTGCTACTCAATGGCAGTTTTTTTTACAACATTCAAATTCTGGTGGAAGTGGTATAAGGGGTTATGTTGGCTTTAATGGTGCAAGTGGTGAAAAAACAACTATTGCAAGTCAATCACTTACAATCCAAATGACAGCAGGGGAACTGATGATGGTAAGAGTGACACACTTTTTAGGAAGTAATCAGAACATTTTTGGACACTTTCAAGGTTATTTTATAGGATAGATAATGGCATCAATACTTAAAGTAAATACCATACAAGACGCAACGAACTCAAATACGGCTATGACTATAGATAGCACAGGACGTGTGACCCAACCAAAAAAACCTGCTTTTCAGGCTTCTATAAACACGGCAGGTTGGTACGCTATATCTGACACAACTATTGTACCTTTTTCTGACACAAGTAATGGTAATAATTTTGATGTTGGTGGTGATTTTAACACGAGTAGTTATAGATTTGTTGCACCAGTTACAGGAAAATATCAATTTAGTGTTATAATATATAGTTTTAATAGTGACAGTGTTAATGCTTTTAATTTTTATAAAAATGGTTCAATTTTACAAGGTTCATCAAATCCTTATCAGCTTGTAGGGGGTCAGTCAGGGTCTGTTGACGAAACAATAACAGGTTCAATGATTGCTGATTTAAGTGCTAGTGACTATATGGATATAAGAGCAGCTACAGCGTCTGACTACTATGCCAATCTTTCGCATTTTAGTGGTCATTTAATAGGTTAGTATTATGAATGTAGAATTAAGATACTTTAGAGCAGTTAGAAATAAAAAACTTGCAGACAGCGATTGGACACAAGCACCAGATAGTCCACTGTCTGATACGAAGAAAGCAGAATGGGCTACATACAGACAGGCACTTAGGGATTTAACAAAGACAGCAACACCTAAGTTCTTACCTAATAGTCCTAACTTGGACGAGTCTGATTTTCCAGAGGAACCAAAATGAGCAAAGCAGCAGAATTAGCAAACCTTATAGGCAACATCAACGCAGGTGGTGGTGGAGTAAACAGGAATGTCATCATTAATGGGGCAATGAATGTGGCACAGAGAAATACCTCCGTTACAGGAGCAGGGGACTATAGTGATGCTACGAAAATAGGATATCTTACCTGTGATAGATGGACAATAGGTGGCAATAATACTAATACAAGATATACAATCTCACAAGACAGTTCTGCTCCTAGTGGAACTGGTCTAGCAAACAGTTTGAAGTTAGCCTGTACTACTGCTGATACAAGTGCTTTTGCTAGTGAAGAAATTGTTTTAACACAAAAAATTGAAGGGCAAAACGTACAAGGTTTTTGCAAAGGAACATCAGACGCTAAACCTTTTGCTGTTAGCTTTTACGTTAAAGCAGATTCAAGTGCAACTTATGTAGCTGAATTATTTGATGCAGATAACACTCGTCATGTTTGTAGTACGTTTAGTGTTACAACAGATTGGACAAGAGTAGAAATTTCGTTTCCTGCTGACACCACAGGAGCATTTAATGATGACAATGGAGATAGTCTTTACTTAAACATATGGTTGCAAGCAGGAACAGATTTTACGAGTGGCACATTACCTTCCACATGGGCTTCCAAAACAAATGCAAATAGAGCCGTAGGTATTTCTAAATTTGGTAGTGCAACAAGTGATACATTTTTTCTTACAGGTGTTCAGATAGAAATAGGGCAGAACCCAACAGAGTTTGAGTCAGAGCCTTTTGAAACAACATTTAAAAAATGTCAAAGATATTTTCAAGCGTGGGATAATGATGGAGAGCCTGTAGGAGCAGGGTTGTTTTATGGAAGTAATCAAATATTAGGACATATGCCTTTTAGAAAAACTATGAGGTCTGCTCCATCTGTCACAGTATCTAATGTAAATTGGCTAAGAGTTTATGTACCTGGCAGTTCTGCAAATTCAAACTCAACTACATCACATCTTGATAATATTAAAACAGAAGGGGCTAGGATTAATGTGGGTGTATCAGGCACTTCAGGACATGGAATGTACTCTCAAATACAAGGAAGTTATTATGCGTATCTTTCAGCAGAGCTATAAGGAAAAATTATGAAAGATATTAAAGAAGCAAAATATTTTAAAAGTATAGATAACGACATTAACACTGTTATAGTTACATACAAGTCTAGTGAATCTATGACCTTTGTTCCTATGGATGAGGGTAACTCAGACTACGCAGAAATACTAAAACAAGTTAAGGAAGGCACACTGACAATTAAGGACGCTGACTAATGCTTGGCTTTGGTGCAATATCGGAAGTCTCTATTGCAGAACTTCCCGGTGCTTTTGTACCAGTAGCCGGAATAAACATTGCAAGTGCTCTTGGCAGCGTTGGTATCACTGCTTTAGGTGCAGCCGACGCTATTGGTGTTTCTGGGACCACGGGCCTCGGCACAATTTCGGTTACAGGGGACGCAAATATAACGGTAGCAGGATTTTCTGCTACACTTTCATTAACAAGTGTTATAGTATGGGGTAAGATTATTCCTGCTCCGGGAACGTCTTA